TTTATTTCATGTCACGCATCGAGTACGGCGAATTTGTTCGCAAACGACAATTGAGATTGATGCTTGACAATTTGTTTAATATTTTTCAACGAGAAAGGGATCCTCGGTTTGGACTGGTCGCTGCAGTTTCCAGGTGCATCTACAAGATGCGGCACTTACACACGCTTCCCGACGACCTTCGTACGCAGAACATTGACATCATAGCGATGGCAACAGCGCTTAAGTTCTGCGACTCACTCGAAGATGTTGTCTATGAAGCCCAGCGACACGATTTCGAAATCCCACTGTTCCTTCAGAAGTATCTGCCATTCTTAACGATCCCAAGACTCGAGCGCAGATCAGACTTCCTACGTGTATTATTGTTGAGCGGCGACATTGAATTGAATCCCGGACCAAGCTCAACCAAGTCACAATACAACGCTGAACAGTGGGGGTGGTTCACGTCCTTTTTCAATCAGAATCAGTATTCATTCAGTTATTTGCTCGATTACAAAAATGGCTGCATCTCACGCAAGCCGGCATCTTTTGGCAGCTACATCGTGATTCGAGAATTTCTTAATGTTCACCAAGCGGACGTGATTGCTTTCCTCCTGATGGCCAAAGAATTACCACACGAAACGTGTGTATTATACCAACAGAAGGCCATCATAACACCACATTACTCTCGGAGAACGGAAACACCGCGACTTGAACAAGTCGAACACAAACTTATTGATGCGGTGTTGATGAAGCCCGAGGTGGGAAGGAAAGGACAGGCACCGGAAGAAGAGAGTTCACACGGGCTCTCGGAGATTTTTCACTTTGATGAACTATCGGTTCCTGTCATGACCGTCAGAAAGGTTTACAACAAGTTTTGCAAACAGGTCCTACTCGGTGTGGGTGTTGAAAAACCCATTCTGGACAAACCGAGAACCGAGAAACGCGAGCAACCTGTGGTCGTTTCTAGACCACTAATCAGCACGCAATTGGTTTCGGGCAAAACTGGGAAAGCGACCAGGGAATGGAGCCACAAATCACCAAAACATGGCGAAGTGGCCGACATTCAGGCGAACTCCGAAGTCCCAATCAAGCCAATCACCAACGAACAAGCGCCCAGCACATCGGTTCATGTTGGTGAGGGAGAGAGCAAGACCAAGGATGTCGCCGTCGACTCCAAACAGGTGCCAAAGCAGACCGCTCGTACCAGCCCAACTCCTAAACCTATGCCAAAATCAACTGGGAGAAGGGTTGTAGATGAGACACCTGCGGACATGGCGCGTGAAAAGAGAGCTACGAATCCCAAATCGCTGTTTTTGAACCTAACTGACGCAACTAAATGGCCTCTTTGGTTACAAGAGGCACGACATCACGAAGAAGTCGAGGTGAACGTCATTGAGTGTGGGAAGATTGTGTTCACCAAAAACGCCACCACGTTGAAGATGAAAGTTGATGTCGTCAATGAAACTGGGATCGCAACGGTTTCATCCGAAAAGAACAAAAGAGTGCTTACGAAGAGTGCCACCAAAAATGCCAAATTTGAAATAGTCTTCGCCAGCCTCACAAAGAAGGATGAAACGACTCCAGCGGAGCAACAATCTGCGGAAGTGCCCACCACAACGCAGACTACGACACAACAACCCGCACAAGCAACAGCGACGGCACAAGCTGTGGCACCAGTCGTCCAACGGACAACACCACTCATCTTCAAAGAAAGTGGGGGACCGTTGACGAAATTTGAGAGGAATACCAAGTGCGCACTCCCTGTCCTGGCTTACTTCCAAAGGACGCCACTGTACGCCGAGCCGCAAGGAATTACCTCATCAATCCAGATAGAGACGACTCAGCGCTACCAGAAATTTGGAAGGGCCGGTTTGGCCTTAAGAACCTGGAACAAGTCCATTTACATTCTTTCCTCTCCTTGCTCGATTACCGCCGGTGTGCAGTTTTCTTTGAAGAGGAAGGTAATTACAGGGCTTTCCCATTTTCTTCATCCGTTGAAGGTGTCGTAGTTGTTCAAAAGACCTGTCAGGCGTTCCACACTTACATGTTCGCCCAAACAGCCGCCCAAGGTTGCGGCGCTGAATGCGAAGGCGAATACAATGCCAAATTTGAAGTGGACAACAACGCTTGGACGGGCATTGGGATGATCTTTGCTGATAGGGTCATCGCCAATTGTCGTCTTGGTGGGAGTGGGGAAGTTCATGGCGAATTCTCTGAGAGGCACTATGATTATTGCGCCCGCATCAAAAGAGCCAATCCGTCATTTTGGAATTCCATGGTTGCCGCAAGGAGCA